CTTGAGGAGTCGGGTTTTATTAAGCAAGACTACACCTCTTACTCACCTTTAAGTAAGGTAACAGATTTACATTTAGATGGTGTGGTGGTGCGTCTTTATTTAGTGGAGTTGAACAGAGACTTGGTGATTTGTTATCGTGTTGGTTTAAAGGGTCAAATGGACAACGATGACACGGACACGATTTTTAGGTTAGATTTGGACACGATATGGTCAGAGATCCGTAAAATTTGGGTTCGTTCTAAGTTATAGTTTTTTTATATCGACCTGTATGGTGAATAAGAAGCAAAAAAATCTAGGAGTATATTGCCATGTCCGAGTCTATGAAGAACGCTCTTGAGTGGGTTTTTAAGGTGTTATCTGTTTTTCTGATCCCTGTAATTATTTATCTATTTAATATGAGTACTAGTTTGAAGTTAATGGAGCAGAAATCGGAGTCCCAAGCGAGAGTTGTGGAGAAGTTAGATAGTAAGATTGAGCGTATTGAGAAGGATTTGAATCAAGTCCAACTTAACAGTCAAGAGTTGAGGCAGATGAGGACGGACTTAAATCAACAAAACGCTATGATGCGAGAGATTTATCAATGGGTTTTACGCCAGCAGGGTAAGAATCCATGAAGAAGTTAGTTTTATTAGTAGTGGTCTTTTTTAGTTTTTTTTTAGTGAGTGGTCTAAGTATAGAGGGCAGTAGTTCAAAAGAAAGTGTTGACAAGGTGTTTGAAACAGATAAAGGGTTGGTACAAATAGAAAGTGTAGCAGTAGAGCAAGCCAATATAATTTCAGATATGAGATGTGAAGTAGATGATCTACTTCACATGACTTGCCAAATCACCCGTATGCTTAAAAGCACAGGAGACAAAGATGTCAGAAGAGAATGTAAACCAAGAGTCAGCAATCACCAATCAACCTGTAGAAGTGGGGGCACTCACGGAGGAGGAGATGTCTACCATCTCACAACTACGACAGAACGCTAATCAGTTATTGAATCAGCTTGGTCAGTTAGAGCTTCGTAAGACTCGCCTTGCATTTCAGATAGAGCGTAATGAAGCACAGGCACAGGAGGTAGTTGCTTCTGCTCGTGATCGTCTTGGTATTTCAGGAGATGCTCCTTGGCAGATTCAAGAAGACGGGACGGTATTAGCGATCCTTCCATCAGTAGATAAATCTGCTTCTCCATTCTCGCCCGATGGTAAATCTACATCTTTAGAAGAAATCAATGAGATGCAGGGTAATCTTGATCCAGATGACGACATTCCTGGTCATCGAGATTAAGTAGCCCTCTGACCCTTGTAGGGTTGTAGCAAGATCGACTTAGAGAGCCTATCTTCCTCACCGATGAGGAGATAGGCTCTTTTCGTTTATAGGGGTCGCTAAGTAATAAGTCATTTATGATCTCTCTATAAGTAAAACGATTTATAAGGGAGGTTATTATTATGGCACAACATGGTTGGTACGACAGTAGAAGTCCTTGGCCTGTACCTCCGAGGAACACTAGTGCTGTCTCCCCTTTCGCTAAGGGGGAGATAGATGTTCATTGGGATAACCCATCAATCCTACATGGTAATGAGGGTTGGATTATTCGTGGTGTCAACATATATAGGTCGGGCAACTCTGATCGTGGACCTTATCGTAGGGTGAACATTACACCTATTGGTGGGACGATATACAGAGACCGTATTGACACATGGGCAGTTAATGATGAGGTTATTACTACCGACAAGTGGATTTCTAAGGGGGATCAAGGTGAAGACCCTTATCGGTTTCAAGTGGAGTACCCGATAGCGAGACAAAATAGCATCAATGACCCTGCTGATTCACCTAGAGATGTAGTGGTGATGATTAACGGTGTTATCGTACCCACATCGAGAGTGCTTGGTGAGTTTGGTGAGGTTACTTTATTTTATACAGGCAGACCTCAACCCGATGCGATCACTTTAACTGAAGGTAGTTTACCTCCTCCTATAGATGACAATACGGTGGTCACGATCAGTTATATTGCTTATGACCCAGAGAGTCGCTTAAGACTTGGTACAGATAAGCGTGATTTCTATCGTATAGCGACAGTAGCAGAAGACCCTAAGACGAGTGTTTTACATGAGACCCCCTTAGAGCATTGCAAACCCTTCTCAGATAGAGAGCTTGAGCGTGTTGACTATATGTGGAGAGAAGGGATAAGGCGTAATAACTGGATACTTGAACAAGGGGGGGAGCGGGTTAAGTTATTTACTCGTAGGATAGCGGGTATACCTTGTTATTGCACTTCCTTTAACAAAGAGACTCTTAAGTATGCAAAGCAACCAGACAGTCTTTGTACGATTTGTTTTGGCACAGGTATTAAGGGAGGTTATGATGGACCTTATGACATTATTGTGTGTCCTAATGATAGTGAGCGTAGGATTAGCCAAGAGGATCGTGGTAGACGCAAAGAACACTCCTATGAAGTATGGATCGGCCCTAGTCCTATTGTGAGTCAGAAAGACTTTATAGTTAAACCTAATAATGAACGGTATTCATGTGGTGCTGTTAATATGCCCTCGAACAGAGGTAATGTTCTTCAACAGCATTTCAACATAGCGTATTTGGATAGTGGCGACATACGATATAGATTCCCTATTGAGGGAGTTCCTGTTTCATGGCCAGAGACTCGATATGGGTACTGGCCTCAGAGAGATACCTATACAGCTAGAGGAGATGCACTATATCCTGTTACTCCCGATAGTGCTTACCCTATGGACTCTGACAAGGCTACGGTATCCAATGCGTTGGAGAAGCGTGGTCGTACAGCGACTTGGGAGAACCAGAACTATTGATAGTTTATTTATAGGTTCTCATAAGTGATCTCTTTATTCTAACATTAAACAAAGTGGGAAACTCTTATGAAAAGATCAGCATCAGAAGTAATTAGAAGCCTTGAGATGAGGATTGCTCGTTTAGAGCGTCAGTCTGCAAGACTCACCCCTAAACATTTCTTAGAGATGATGGAGAGTAAGCACGAGGATTATTTCTTGGGTCTTGACCATCGCAATACATACACCAAACAACTTTTAAACTTTGCTAAGGAAAGAATGGTAAAGGGTTCGGAAGAAGATAAAGAAAATTTCATCCTTAACATCGAGAAACTTTCAAGATACCTCAACCAAGAGTCTATGATCAAAGACTTGGACGGAGCTATCATAGAAATCGTTTACTACATGGGCATGAATGGTGTTTCTTTAAATAACTTAGAATACACATGGAAAGTCGGTTTGACTGATCGAAGTGAACTGCTTTATGAGTACAAAGCGGGTAAAGAGGCTCAAGAAAACTACTAATCGTTGTAATCACTTTTTCCCAAAGCGACCATTGATAGAGTCTCTTAGGCTATAGCGAGGTGATTTAGGTGCAACCCTTTTAGGGTTTGAGCTTCGACCAGTATATCGACCTCCTGTGGCAAAGGTTTTACCTCCTGCCATTGGGTGTCGGTATTGTCTACTTCCTTTAGACCCTGAAGCAAAGTATCGTCCTTTGCCGATGCTATTAGAGGCAAGCCATGCCATGCGTACAAGTGCGTCTGACATATCATCATGCTTACCTTTAGCTTTTGGTGCTTCCACAGTAATGAGGTGTTTACCATGAACAGTTTGCTGTAGTTCTAATAGCTCTGCGATATAGGGTTCATGTCCTTCAGTCTCATAGTTTTCTTGATTATAAAGTTTGACCTTCTGATCCCACATCATGTCCTTAAAGTTTTGGTACATCTGAGATGTGAGTTGTTTAGTCATGTTATGAGAGGTGAGATTTTTTAGACCTCGCTTTTCAAGTGCCTGTTGGAAAGGTATACCTGCCCATTGGTCGAACATACCTTCTGAGATATAAAACTTTTTAGTAAAATCTAGCACCCAATCAGCGACCTCATCAAACTCTAATCGTTCTTTATCTTGGTAGAGACCTTCACCTGCTTTGATTTGTGTTACTAGATCTACAATGATTTCTTCACCTTCTAAGTGTCCAATAGCGATAGCTGTTCCGTCACCTACAAGACCCAAGTCGATCCCCATGAAGTGAGGCTTTCGAGCAGGTGCTGATCGAGCGGGTTTGAGTTTAGGGTCAACACAAGAGAGTAAATCTTGTTCATCAGTGATCCACCCTCTTGTTCTGTCTGTGAACTCACCCCCATACTCTGTAAAGAATACAGCAGTATTTTTTAGGTAATGCTTTTCAAACTCTTGAGCTGGGACAGTGGGGTTTACTTCCCAAGTGGGTGCTTGTACTGCGAGAATGTTATCAGCGGCGGCCCCTCCACCCATACCTATTTGGAATAAGTTATAGAACAATCCTTGTTTACCCAAAGGAGAGGAAATCAAAATAACCCGACCCTCTACTTCACCTATAGGGATAGTGGGGTTTTCTGGGTCTTTAGCTGAATAAGCTGATGTCGATGGTACGACAGCGTTATAAACTTCTTCTGCTCCCGATTGTCCAGTCTCTGTGAAGTGAGCAACTTCGTCAAGGATGACGCATATATTACCTGCACCACGAAGACCTTTAGCGACACAGGATCTGA